TTTCAGGATTGCATCTAATATACCAGCGACCTTGCCAATAATTAACTAGCTTTTGTATATCATCATGAGATTTTATCCCATCATATTCATGATAAAGCATAGCATCTGAGCCATCATGGTTCTTACTAACAAAGGCATCACAAATTTCATACCCTTTATACTTATAATGTCCGGCATCTATTATTTTCATTATTTTTCTCCCTTAGTTTTAATAAATATAGAATCGTTAATCTCTTTTATAGATTCAATCATTTTGTAATAATCGTGATTTAATTGTTCGGGTCTATCGGCATATTCTCTTTCAATAATTTCCCAATCATCGCCTATTATATAAACTCCATTGTCGCCATTGTTAAGGTCTTGCCTACTATATGGACCAACACCAACGCTAAGAGTACCGCCAAAATAATTGCCGAACATCTGAGCCAATCTGGCTATTCCATAATGACTCTCACATCTAATGTCATATTCTTTGGCAACATCTAACATGGGTTTAACCGTGTCATATCCACCATTCCAATGTAAATAAATTGAGGGCCAATCTTCTTTGGCAATATATTTATCTTTAATAGTTATTACCGCTCTATTACCCATCTTAAAAATCCTCCTTTGTTAGTGATTTATAGAAGTTCTCTTTATTGTCGAATTGCTCCAAAGTTGGTAGAGCCATCCAATATGCCAATGCTGAAACTCCGGCGAACATTAGACTTATTATTAAACTTATGAAAATTGCATCATTCATAATGTTTCTCCTTTTTGTTGTATAAGCTTGATTGCTTAATATACAGGGCGATATTGGGGCCCTGTATTTCACGGATTTACCGATCATCAGTTAAGCTGATTTTTTAAATATGTGCCTCTCTTGTTTATTCTCTTGAGCTTCTACGGAATCCGTTATGAATCTGGTAGCTTGAGTCGCCTTGTTTAAAGCTTTCCATACATATTTGGTATCGCCTTTTAATGGTGATAGAGCTTCAAGCCAACTGTTTAAATAACAAGCATGATTAAGAGCTGGAGTTAATTCTAATCCAGTCTCCGCACCAATTAGAACGCTTGTAAGCTCGGCGATTAGTTCTTCAAAGGCATAATTATTATCTCCAAATCTATTGCCAAATTTTCTATTTAATCTGGTAGGATTGCCAGTTGAATGTCCAATCTCATGAAATAAAGTAGAGTAATAATTTTCCTCTTTTTCTCTATCGTTAACCTTTTGGAAATTATCTTTAGAAGGCATTCCAATAAAGTCTTGAGATATATTATAAAAGGCTCTATTTCCGCCTGATCTAACTTCTAACTCTTGATTATTAAGATAATTATTGGCAAAATTCTCAAATTTAGAAAATTGATCCTGCTTGAATTGATCGTTTTTTTCTATTGGAATTATTCTGTAATTATCATCTTGATCAGCTCGTTGTCCTGTTTCTATATTAACCATTTGAGAGGCATTATAAACAGCGGAAACAGTATGAAACCAATTCGAAAAGAAAAGCTCATTTCCTTGTGAATCTTTTATAATATTTCCTTCGTTGTCTTTTTTAGCAACTTTTTTGGCTGAAGAAAAAACAACTGTTTCAGAATTTAAAGACCAATGTTGATCTTCAGCTAATTTGAATCCTAGTTTTTTCCATGCTTTAGAAGTTCCCCAAGCATTAGAATTATAATTATTGCTTAGCTTAGCATGAGAAAGATTCATAATATTAAATCCTTTATATGTTTCTTTGTTAGCTGTTGAAACTCTATAAGGTAAACCCTCGCTGAATTTCCATTTTTTTGACCAATGAGATGATGAACCTTTTTCCTGTTTCATCATATCTAATATTTGATTAGTAATAAAAGTAGAGAATTGATCGTCTCTCTCTTTTTTAGTCATGCCTTTTTTTAGTGTTATTTTATTTTTACTCATAATGTTTATCCTTTTCGATGTATAAGCTTTATTGCTTAATATATAGAGCTGATTTTTTTAGCTCTATATTTCATGAATTAATCAATCATCAGTTAAGCTGTATTTTTTTTAGTCTTACTTTTTTTTAGTCTTTAATTTTTTCAACTCTTTCGTAAAAATCTATATATTGATCGTTATGATCTAAATGATTCAACATACGATTATATATATTTGAATATCTTTCTAAAAAGTTCTCTTGTTTATCTGTTAAATTTTCAATGTAGATCATTTCACAAGCTGATAAATGTTCTAAATTTTCTTTATTAGCAAAGTTCTCTAAAATATCTATCATTAGATGCTGTAAGTTTAATTGTTTATTTTTCATAATGTTTCTCCAAAATTAATAAAGCTTAATTGCTTTATTTAATTATAAGATATTATTATATTCTTATTGTCAAATATAAAATTAACAAGCTTACAAATAAGATTAAGATTGCATTAATTATAAGCATGATTGCAACTGATTGCATGATTGCAACTGATTGCATAACTTAAAATTAAATCAATTAAATCAACAGTTTAAAAGATTGCATCATATCAAATAGAAAAATATAACAAAAAATTACTTATAATGATTGCATGATTGCAAGTACATTAGAGCTTATATAAGCTCTATGTAATGCAATGCAATTAAGTTGAAAATTAACATCATAAATATTATAATAATTGCAACTAAATAGAGAGATCGAATCAATGTCAGGACAACCAATAATGAAAAAAACAATAGACTACTTAAAAACTATTGGAATTGAATCTTTAGATCAAAGACTAATCGAGGCAGTTAGTAATGGATATTCTTTCAATCAGATTATTAATAATAAATGTCCTGAGCTGAAAGATTTTAAAAGATATAATAAAGATACATTAACTTGGAATTTGTTTTATAAATATTTAAACTTAAAAAGAGATCATTTCAATGGATCTTTTAAGGAAGAGCTATTGCGCCTGAGAGAGGAAGCTCAAAAAGAAGAAGCTCACAAAACATTAGAAGAAGTAATAGAGATTGCCGATGCTGTTGATCTTGATAGCGATTCAATTAATAAAGCTAAATTGCAGATTGATGCTAGAAAATGGAAAGCTGGTTCTTATAATTCACAGTTCAAAGCTGGTAATAGTAATGATGTAAAAGTAAACATAACGACTCAAGATTTACATTTAGAAGCTTTAAAGATTAATAAATAATGTCAACTTGCTGTACTAAGTAGACAATAAAAATAAAAGTCAATTAAATCAACAAGTTATTATATAAGAGAAAAAATAAAATTAAGCCCCCCTTTGCTCTTTGTAGTACACGCACCCTGCTTAGGTGTTCACCCAGTAATTCCTAGGAAATTTTCCCAAAACTAAAATCACTATATGTAGTTGTTTCTAAATATTTTTTATCTACATGATGTATATATAACTAGCAAAAAAATTTTTTTTCTATAAAATTAATAATTAGAAACACTATATATGATGGTTATAGTGTGATAATAGGAGCAATCTTATGACTACAAGATATGATGCCCAACATGATGTTCAAGAACTTATGAACAAGAAAAAAGTAAAGAAGAAGAAGGTAGTTACAAAAAAGAAGAAGAAGAGTACGCAATATGCGTAATGAAGATACTTACGAAGCTGTAGATGTTGATGATATGTACGGTGAATCAACAGAAGAATTTAATAACAATGAAGCTCCCTCAGAACAAGAATTACAAGGTTTTATTGGTTCTGCTATTGATGATGCTGTTGACTTCATTGACAATACAATATCACCACTACGAGCAACAAGCATTGACTATTATCAAGGCAAACCTTTCGGCAATGAAGAGACAGGAAGAAGTCAAGTTGTCTCGCTTGATGTTCATGACACAATCGCAGACATATTGCCAAGTCTTATGCGAATATTCTTCTCAAGCGAAAATGTAGTCGAGTTTGTACCTTTTGGTTCTGAGGATATTAAACTAGCAGAACAAGCCACAGATTACATAAATAGAATTGTACTACAACAAGACAATGACGGTTTCCCAATTTTCTATAATGCTTTTAAAGATGCTTTATTATGTAAGAACGGAATTTTAAAATATTATTGGGACACAACTTATCATGCTGAGTATTACGAATATTCACGAATAAGCGACAACGAACTTGCAGTATTAGAAGCAGATGACGAAGTAGAAGTAACAGAAGTTGTATCATATCCTGACCCATCTTATCCTACTCCACAAGCTACATTTGAGATTAACCCAGAACAAATTAACGATATGATGTCTCCTATTGATGAGGGCCCCTTACAAGATACAGTAGTTGACGAGACTGTTGTTGAGATGGGCGGACAAGAATTAGGAGGCATGAGCGAAGAGATGTCTCCAGAACAAATGGTTGAGCAATTATTACCACAAGAAGCTGAGCAAATAATTCCTGAATTGATGCAACAAAGCATGATGATACCTCAGTTGCATGATGTAAAAGTTAGCAGAAAGAAAGAACATGGTTGTATAAAAATTGAATCGGTTCCTCCGGAGGAGTTTCTGATTGATAGAAACGCAACATCTATGAGTGATGCTTATATAGTTGCTCACAGAAGATACTTAACTGTTTCTGATCTAGTAGAGATGGGTTACGATTATGATGAAGTTCAAAAATTTGCTTCTTCTTATGAAACACAATTAGATGATAACGCAGAATATCAAGCAAGAAATAGTTATGCAGATCAAGGTATTAACCCTATCGAAGATGAGGCAAATTTAAAAGTTCAGTATGTCGAAGCTTATATGAAGATTGATATGACAGGCGATGGCATTGCAGAACTTAGAAGAGTTTGTTGTCTAGGCGATAATCATGAAATTAAACACAATTATAAATGCGATCAAATACCTTTCGTATCTTTCTGTCCTGACCCTGAGCCACATACTTTCTTTGGTCTCAGTATTGCAGATATAACAGAAGATATACAAAAAGTTAAGTCTGCTGTATTAAGAGCTTCACTTGATAGTCTTGCATTAAGTGTTCACCCTAGAGTTGCAGTTGTCGAAGGACAAGCAAACATAGAAGATGTAATGAATACAGAAGTTGGTGGTATTATTCGTCAACGAAATGCAGGCGCAGTACAACCTTTTAATATGCCATTTGTTGGTAAAGATTGTTTTCCTATGTTACAGTATCTTGATGAAGTAAAAGAGAATAGAACAGGCATATCGAAAGCATCAATGGGATTAGATCCTGATGCTCTACAATCCTCCACAGCTTCGGCAGTTCAAGCAACTGTTCAAGGTGGACAACAACACATAGAATTAATAGCTAGAATATTTGCTGAAACAGGCATGAAACCTTTATTCAAAGGCATTTACGAATTACTTGCTAGACACCAAGATAAAGAAAGAACAGTTAGACTACGCAATGAATGGATTCCTATTGACCCAAGAGTTTGGCAGACAGGAATGGATGCCATTGTAAATGTTGGTTTAGGTAATGGTACAACTCAAGAAAGAATGCAATATCTAGGTCAAATAGCATCAAAGCAAGAACAGATATTACAAACATTAGGTGC